TCGCGGCGTTTTCCCGCCGTGTCACAGTGGCCGCCGCTGCCGCCGTGGCCGCCGCTGCTGCTGCTGGCGTGGCGATGGTCCGATCCGGGCTGCAGACCGTCGACGCGCAGGCCAAACTGGCTCAGTCGCTCGGGACAACGGTCGCCTCGATCCAGACGTTGGAGCGGGCGGGTGAGTTGGCGGGCGTCTCCATCTCCGGGATTGAGCAGGCGACCAAGGATCTGACGCGTCGCCTCAGCCAGGCGGCCGCCGGGACGGGACCTGCTGCCGACGCGCTGGATCGGCTCGGGCTCTCGGCCACCGAGCTGATCGCCCTGCCGCTGGATCAGCGGGTGGGGGCAATCAACGCGGCCATCGAGCAGTTTGTGCCTGCCGCCGAACGCGCGGCGGTCGCGGGCCAGATCTTCGGCGAGGAAGGCTCCATCGCCATGTCGCGGATCGACACCGCGACGCTGCGCCAGGCGACCGAGGACGTGCTTGCCTTCGGTGTCGTCGTCTCCGAGCAGGATGCCGACCAGATCGAGCGAACCAATGACGCGATCTCCCGGCTTGGGCTGATCTGGCGCGGGCTATCGAACCAGCTGGCCGTCGCTGCGGCCCCTGCGCTGGAAGCGGTCGCCAACGCGATGGCGGCCGTGGCCAGCCGCACCGGGCCACTCGGCATCGCGATCCGAGGCCTTTTCGACAACATCGGCCGTCTGACCACCTATGCGGCCACATTTGTTGCCTTCCTTGCAGGGCGTTGGGTCGCCGGGATGGCCATCGCAGTTCTCTCGGTCCGTGGGCTCGCCACGGCGCTGGTCCTGCTGCGAGGGGCCCTGATCCGCACTGGCATCGGGGCGTTGATCGTCGGCGCGGGCGAACTCGTCTATCAGTTCACCCGCCTCGTGTCTGGCGCGGGCGGATTTGGTGAGGCAATGTCGCTCCTGAAAGACCTCGCCGTCGAGGTCTGGGAACGTATCAAAATGGGGGCTGCGGCGGCGGGCGCTGCCGCCACGGCGATGTTCTTCGATCTGAAGGCCGATGCCGCCTCCGGCATGCAGAGCGCCATCGAGAGCGTCGTGGCCTTTGGCAACACGGCGGCGAACACTTTTGAGGGGGCCTATGAGGCGATCAAGGCGATCTGGGGACTGCTTCCGGCGGCCATCGGCGATCTGGCGTTTCAGGCGGCCAACAGCCTGATCGACGGCGTCGAAGCCATGCTGAATGGCGTCGTTTCGCGCATCAATACATTCATCGGTGGGATCAACCAGGGGCTTGAAGCACTCGGCTCCGAGCGGCGCATCTCGATCATCCCCGATCTGGAATTGGGCCAGATCGAGAACCGCTTTGAAGGAGCAGCGACCGCCGCGACCACTGCCGCGCAATCCGCCTTCGACCGCGCTTTCGAGGACAATCCTCTCACGGCCCCCGATCTCGGGCTCACCGCGGCGGCCAATTCTGCGCTTGCCACCGCCAATACTTATCGCGGGGCGGCGCGCGATCTGGCCGAAGGCGCGCGTGCGCCACTCGCCAGCTGGCAGGCGTTGCGCGATGCGGTGCGGGGCAGCAATGAGGATGGCGCGGATGCGCTGACCGAGGCGACCGGCGCGGCTCAGCGTCTGGAGACAGCCCTTGGCGATGCCGGACGGGCGGCCTCCGGTGCGGGCACAGCCGCAGGCGCTGCTGCGGCCGCGGCGCAACCCGATGTCGAAGCGGCCGTGACTGGCTGGCAGGCTGTCACCGCAGCGCTCAGCGATTATGCGAGCAAGGCGCGGGAGATCGGCGGCGATATCGGACAGAGCCTCGTCAGCGCTTTCCAGTCGGCTGAGAACGCCGTCGGCGAGTTCGTGAAGACCGGCAAGCTGGATTTCCGCGACCTGGTCACCTCGCTGTTGGCCGATCTCGCCAAGCTGGCGGCGCGGCGGTTCATCCTCGGGCCTATCGCCAATGCGCTCTCCGGCGCGCTTGGGGGCGCGGGTGGCATCTTCGCCAACATCCTTCATGCGGGCGGTATGGTCGGAGCGATTGGACCCTCGCGGATGGTCCCGGCAATGGCCTTCGCGGCCGCACCCCGTATGCATTCCGGCGGCGTCGCCGGTCTGCGGCATGACGAAGTTCCCGCGATCCTGCAGCGCGGCGAGCGAGTGCTGTCGCGGCGTGAGGCACAGAGCTACGGCACGGGCGGCGGCGTCAATGTCACCATCATGGCGCGCGATGCTGAAAGCTTCCGGCAATCCCGGACGCAGGTCGCGGCTGACATCGCCCGCGCGGTGTCCCTCGGGCGGAGGGGGATGTGATGGCGTTTCACGAGGTCCGTTTTCCCGACAATATCAGCCGGGGCGCACGCGGCGGGCCGGAACGCCGCACCCAGATCGTCGAACTGGCCAGCGGCGATGAGGAGCGCAATGCCAGCTGGGCGAACAGCCGCCGCCACTACGACGTGGCCTACGGCATCCGCCGCGCCGACGATCTGGCGGCGGTCGTCGCGTTCTTCGAGGCGCGCAACGGGCGGCTGCACGGCTTCCGGTTCAAGGACTGGGGCGACCACAAGTCCTGTTTGCCCTCGGGCACACCGTCTCCCACCGATCAGGTGATTGGCACCGGCGATGGCGCAACGACGGCGTTCCAACTGGTAAAGCGCTACGTCTCCGGGGCGCAGTCCTGGACGCGTGCCATCGCCAAGCCGGTGGCGGGCAGTGTCGGGATATCCCTCGATGGCGTTGAGCAGGTTTCGGGCTGGTCGGTCGATATGACCACTGGCTTCGTCACCTTCAGCGTCGAACCTGGGGTGGGTGTCGCAATCACCGCAGGCTTCGAATTCGACGTGCCCGTCCGCTTCGACACCGATGCGCTCGACGTGACGCTCGACCTCGAGCGGCTTGGGTCAATCACATCCATCCCGCTTCTGGAGCTGCGCCGATGAAAAGCATGAACCCCGAACTGCAGGCCCATCTCGACGAGGGCACGACGACGCTTGCCTGGTGCTGGCGGATCAGCCGCGCGGACGGGGTGACCTTCGGCTTTACCGACCATGACCAGACCCTGACATTCGACGGCACGACCTTCGAGCCGGAGAGCGGGTTGACGGCCTCCGAGGTCCGCTCGGGTTCGGACCTGTCGGTCGATGCGCAGGACGCCGAGGGTGTGCTGACCTCCGACCGCATCACCGAGACCGACATCCTCGACGGCCGCTGGGACAATGCGGATGTCGAGGTCTGGCGCGTGAACTGGACCAACACGGGCCAGCGCGTGCTGATGCGCCGGGGTGCCATCGGCCAGATCCGGCGCGGGCGGCTGGCCTTCGTCGCAGAGGTGCGCAGCCTCGCACATGTGTTGGGTCAGACGGTTGGGCGGACGTTTCAGGCAACCTGCGACGCAGCACTTGGGGATGCGCGCTGCAGGGTCAATCTCGAGGATGCCGCCTTAAAGGGTACAGGCGCGGTCATCGATCTCCTGCGCGACCGGGCCTTCACTTCCTCAGGGCTCGGCGGCTTCTCCTCCGGCTGGTTCACCTTCGGCACGGTCGAATGGACCGCTGGGGTCAATGCCGGGCGGCGCGCCGAAATCATCGCGCATGACGTGACCGACGGCATTGCGGTGCTGACGCTGCTCCAAGCGCCCGTGCGGTCCATTGCCGGAGGCGACGCCTTCATTGTCCGCGCAGGCTGCGACAAGCGACTAGAGACCTGCGGCGCGAAGTTCGCCAATACCGCCAACTTTCGTGGCTTCCCGCACATCCCCGGGCAGGATGCGGTTCTCCGCTATGCCACCAAGGATGGCGGGCACGAGGGGGCAGTGCTGTGACGCAATCTCTCTCATCGGCTGACCCTGTCCGCGTCATCACCATCGCCCGCTCCTGGCTTGGCACGCCGTATCACGACCAAGCCAGCCTCCGGGGCGTTGGCTGCGACTGCCTCGGGCTGGCACGGGGCGTCTGGCGCGAGGTGGTCGGGCCAGAGCCATTCCCAATCCCGCCCTACAGCCGCGACTGGGGCGAGACCGGGCCCCGCGAGGTTCTTGCGGATGGTGCCCGGCGCATGATGCCGGAAATCGCAGCTTCAGATGCCGGTCCCGGCGCGCTGGTGCTGTTCCGCATGACCCCGCGCGCCATCGCCAAGCATGTCGGAATCCTCACCGGACCCGACAGCTTCATCCACGCTTATGAGCGCCTCGGCGTGATTGAGGAACCGCTCACCCTGTCTTGGCGTCGGCGCATCGCCTTCGCATTCCTGTTTCCACAACGCTGAGATCCCCACATGGCCACCCTCGTTCTCGGTGCCGCAGGTGCCGCCATTGGCGGTAGCATCGGCGGCGCAATTCTCGGCGTCAGCGCAGCCACCATCGGCGGCTTCATCGGTTCCACCATCGGATCGGTCGTCGACAGCTGGATCATCTCGTCGCTTTCGCCCACCCAGCGCATTGAAGGCGCGCGGTTGGACAATCTGCGCATCACCTCGGCCACGGAAGGTGCGGTGATCCCACGGCTCTACGGCCGCATGCGGATTGGGGGCAACATCGTCTGGGCGACGGATTTCCGCGAGGAGACCAAGACGACCACGCAGGGTGGCGGCAAGGGCGGCGGGGGTGGCGGCAAGGTCAAGACGACTGAGTATTTCTACTACGCGTCCTTTGCGGTCGCGCTCTGCGAGGGGCCGATCACCGGGATCGGACGCATCTGGACCGATGGGAAACTGCTGGACACTGCCGGGATCACCTGGCGCTGGTATCCGGGCGATGAGAGCCAGATGGCCGATCCGTTCATTTCGGCGAAGATGGGCGCGGCCAACACGCCCGCCTATCGTGGTACAGCCTATGTCGTTTTCGAGGATTTACCGCTCGGGAATTACGGCAATCGCATCCCGCAGATGAGTTTCGAGGTGTTCCGCCCGCTTGCCGATTTCGATACAGCGGAAGGGCTGACGCAGGCTGTCACCATGATCCCGGCCTCTGGCGAATTCGCCTATGCCACGCAGGGCATCCGGAAGGGCAGTAGCGGGTCGTCTGAGCCCGAAAACCTCAACGCGCTGACCGACACCGCTGACATGGTGGTGGCGCTGGACCGGCTGCAGGCCATGGCACCGAAAGTCGAGAGCGTTAGCCTCGTCGTCGCCTGGTTTGGCGACGATCTGCGTGTGGGCTCCTGCAAGGTACGGCCAGGGGTCGAGGTCTCCGCCAAGACCACAACGCCGTCGGCATGGTCTGTGAATGGCGTCAGCCGCGCCAACGCCTTCCTCGTCAGCCGCGACGATCAGGATCGCCCGGTCTATGGCGGCACGCCCGCTGATTTCGCGGTGGTGCAGGCGATCCAGGAGATGAAGGCGCGCGGGCTGCGCGTGACTTTCTATCCGTTCATCCTGATGGACGTGTCGCCCGGCAACACGCTGCCGAACCCGTATTCTGACAACGCAGCTGATGCGGGACAGCCCGCCTTTCCATGGCGGGGCCGGATCACCTGTTCGCCCGCGGCGGGATACGCCGGGACGGTGGACAAGACTGCCACGGCCGCCACACAGGTCGCGGCGCTGTTCGGTGCCGCGACGCCCGCGAACTTCAGTATCTCGGGTCAGTCAGTTTCGTGGACCGGGCCGTCCGGCGACTGGGGCCTGCGGCGCATGGTGCTGCATTACGCCCATCTCTGCGCGGCGGTGGGCGGGGTCGACACCTTCCTGATCGGCACGGAGATGCCGGGGCTGACGACCATCCGCTCGGGCGCGTCCACCTATCCGGCGGTGCAGGCCTATCGGGACCTCCTTGCGGACGTCCGATCGATCCTCGGGTCGGGGACGAAGATCGGCTATGCCGCCGACTGGAGCGAGTATTTCGGGCACCAGCCGGGCGACGGCAGCGGTGACGTGTTCTTCCACCTCGATCCGCTCTGGGCCGATCCGGAGATCGACCTCATTGGCATCGACAACTACATGCCGCTGTCCGACTGGCGCGACGGGTTCGAGCATGCCGATGCGGCCGAGGGCTGGCCCGCGATCTACGACCGCGCCTATCTGCAGTCGAACATCGCGGGCGGCGAAGGCTTTGACTGGTTCTACGCCAGCGCCGCCGACCGCACCGCGCAGGTGCGAACACCGATCACGGATGGCGCCGCGGCCAAGCCGTGGGTCTTCCGCTACAAGGATCTGCGTGCCTGGTGGTCAAATGCGCATTACGACCGTCCAGGCGGGGTCAAGAGCGGGAGCTCGACGGCATGGGTGCCGCAGTCGAAGCCGATCTGGTTCACCGAGCTTGGCTGCCCCGCCATCGATCGCGGCACCAACCAGCCGAATGTATTCTTCGACCCGAAGTCGTCCGAGAGCTTCACACCGCATTTCTCGCGGGGCTGGCGGGACGATGCCATCCAACGTACTTATCTGGAGGCGACCTATCTCTGGTGGGGCACGCCCGCGAACAACCCGGTGTCGTCCGTCTATGACGGGCGCATGGTGCATGTGCCGGAATGCGCCGCTTGGACCTGGGACGCGCGACCCTATCCGTTCTTCCCGGCGCTGACCGACGTCTGGACCGATGGGGCAAATTGGCGGCTGGGACATTGGCTGACCGGGAGGCTTGGCGCGGTGTCGCTGGCGGCCCTTGTGCGCCATCTCTGCGTGCGTGCGGGAATGCCCGAGGCCCGGATCGACGTCACCGGACTCTGGGGCGCGGTCGAAGGCTACGCCATTGGCGCACTGGAAAGCCCACGCGCCTCGATCACCACGCTGTCGCGGCATTTCGGGTTCGACGCGGTGGAGACCGAGGGCACGATCCGTTTCGTCATGCGTGGGCGCGCGGCCGTGGCCAGCGTGACGCACGACGATCTGGTGGCTGCCCGAGAGGGCGACGTGCTGGAACTCACCCGCGCACAGGAGACGGAACTGCCGCAGGCCCTCAAATGGCAAGTAGCGCGGGCCGACGAAGATTACGATGCCGCCCTCGTCGAGGCGCGCCGCATCACTGTGGACACCACCCGCATCGCCTCAGAAAGCTTCCCCATGGCGGTCCCGCCAGAGGAGGCCGAGCGCCGCTGCCGCCGCGCGCTGATGGAAGCATGGACCGGGCGGGAGACGGCAGCGTTTCGCTTGCCACCCTCGCGGCTGGCACTGGATCCGGCGGATGTCGTGACGCTGGAACACGACGGGCGGCATATCCCGCTGCGATTGGTCTCCATCGCTGATGCCGAGGCGCGAGGGATCGAAGCTGTCCGTCAAGACCGCGCGGCCCACGATCAGCCACCCGGAGCACCACGCCCATCGTCCCTGTCAAAAGCCGTGGTGTTCGGCGCACCCGAGTTGGTGCTGCTGGATCTGCCGCAATTGACTGAGGATCAGCCTGCCCATCGCCCGTTCGCCGTGGCTCATGCCGTTCCCTGGCCAGGTGAAATGGCGGTGTTTCGCAGCCCATCGACGGATGGATTTGAACTG